ATGAAGGTGCGCGTAATAGCTGTTAATTTACTAACAAGACCGCTAACAAGACCGCTAACAAGTGATTTAACTAGGTTGTTAATCATGGCACACCTCAATTTTATTTTTTTGTGTTTTTATTTGTGTAGCAGTGATTTGTTCTAACGACATTATCATGCGCCTCGTTTATTAAAATGCCGAAAGAAACGGCTACCAACATTAACCCAATTATTACCACGATTAAACACCGTTTAAACCTCTTGTCAACTAGCGTTCAGTATACATTACTCTGCCGGTTCAATTTCAGGATTAACTTCAATTTCTTTCGGTTCTGAATAGTAAGTTATCATTTCAAAACCGCCCACGCCTATAACTTTAATCTTTTGCTTGTCAACTGGATTGCCTTCAACCCACTCACCGTTCACTTCAATGTACGTTACCATTATATTTTCTCCAAAATTTCGTAAGCGTATCTGATGTTTCTAAGAGTGTTTCCAGATGGACGCGTTAAGGAAAAAGACGTACAAAAAATAGATGGTAGGATATTAAACCCGTAAAGAATAGCATCATCACCAAATGACCGAGACACCCCAAAATCGTTGGATCCTAGGGCGGTATCCGACCTAGGCGTGTAATCAATTAAATCCGCGTTGGTAAATAATGCAACCCCATTTACAGTAAATGTAAGGCCACTTTCTTTGATGGACTCGTATGTTATTAATTCATTTAATTTTATATACTGACCCGCGCCAGCGGTTACTGACAGTATAGTGCCAGTCGCCCCTGCGCTTATTAGCGCTGAAACATGCGATACAGGCACCAATGGTGACCCACCACTCTCAACTAAACTATCTAAAGTTCCTGACATTTTAATATCCTCTCGTTAATTTTATCATGCTGAAGCAACCCAGATTGTCGCACTAGTTTTTATAAGTCTAATTGTACCCGCGACTTCAAGTGTTTGAATTTGATTGCTGCTTTTGTCCGGCAAAAAAATAAGATTCCCAGATTTTGCGTTTATGGTGGTTGTACCAGATTCATCATATTGCCTGTTTATATAAACTTTATCACCCACTAAAAATTGTGACGTTTCAAGTTCGTAAAATACGCTTGCGCCAGACCAGTTATCATGCTGTATATACGTGTTAACAGCCAATCTTCCAAACGTTTGGCTAAGAGCCTCCATATATGTTTTTTGTATTGCTACTACAGATGCAGTATTAGCCGCTATATTACTGGCGTTAGTAGAAATGCCACTGGTGTTAGTCGATATATTACTGGTGTTGTTGATTATATTGCTAGCGTTAGTGGCTATATTGTTAGCGTTCGCTGATATATTTCCAGCGTTAGTTGCAATGTCATTGTCATTATTAACAATATTGGTTTCAGCTGTATCAATTCGCCCATCGACTTCATCAATTGCATTTTGCACGTTAGTTGCTGATAAGCCGCTGGCTGCATTATTGTAGCTGACAGTTGCAGCTTGCTGCACAGATGATATTAAATCCCACTGCGAATCATCTCCGTTGTAAATAATTTGCTCACCGACATTTACAGCAGTTAAAACAGGTGTTGCTCCGGCAGTTGAAACAGTAATAGTGCCGCCAACCGCAATAACGTATAAATCACCATTTTGTGGTGCCGCTGGCAAAGCTGAATTTCCAGCAGATACATCCAACTGACCTCTATACACTACCGAGCTTGGTAAATTGTTAATGAGTGCTACAATTTCATCAATGGCCGATTGCCCTGTAACTGCTAGTAGCCCTGATGATGTGTTGTCGTACACTACGACGGCGGCATCAGCTATACTAACCCAATTATTCGCTCCGTCTGTTGACGGTTGATTTCCTGCGTTAGATGCTATGGTACTTCGGTATATAACACCACTCTCGAAAGTTAAACTGTTAACAGCGTAAATTTCTTGGGCATTCCAATATTTTATTTCAAGTAACTCTGTCCAAAACTGGTTATTACCAGCGTCTAAAATAGGGTCGTTACCTTCGTTTTGGTTTGTAAGTGATATATACGGTTCGCCATTACTACCAAAAACAATATCGTTAACACTATAAACAACATTGCTGTCCCATATTTGATAAGCCCCGCTAGTGGTAGTACCACCTACAGGGTCTACGTCAAAAATTTGGTTGCCTGCCGCATCATCTACCACAGCCCTAGCCGACAAACTATAAAAAATATTAGGTACTTCACCCCTGCTTCCAAGAGTGACGGGGTTAGCAATAGGCGTACTTTCGTTTACGTCAGCGTATATACTTAATAGTACGTTTGTACCACTTTCATAAAGTGATAAAGTTCCGCCAGCCGCTAAATCGCCATTCTCTAGGATAAACTGCGGTATTGGGTTAGTAAATCTGCTCATTTTCTTCATCATCCTCGTTAGAAATAGCGGTGTTTGTTAGAACGGCTTTAGTAGTTTGTATGCCACGGGCGTAGTCTAACGCTTCTTGTCTTAACCTAGAACCCTCACCCGTAAGTTTAGACAAATCATATTTACCATCTGAAAGTATTACTCCAATTTCAAAAGCATTTCTATTTTTTACTGGTACGGCTTTTAAGTATTTTACAAAAGCTTCGTCTGCCGTTTTACCCGCTATTACTTGTTTAGTTAACGCCGCAAACGATTTTTCGGTTCTATCAGTGGTTTTTAACGCAAGTTTAGAAAAATAGTTTGCGCGAGATTGCAACGGCATTTTTCTAAGTGAGGGGTTAGCTGCGCGTATAAACTGCGTAACGGCCGGCGCTATTTTACCTGCAAACATCCCCACAGATCTAATGACCCCCACTTCATCAGGGAGGTCATTTCTAGCTATAAACTCCATATTTTTAATTTCGTTAGTGCTAAAAAATTTGCGCTGACCTTTATCTTTAAGTATATTACGAACGCCAGTCCGTAACGCAGCCGCCGCTGCATCAGGAGTCTCTTTAAGACTAGAACTGTAAAAAAGCTCATTAAGTTGTTCTGCGCGTATAGACCGCCCCCCTAAATCTCTAGCAGTCCTAATCATTTTAGGTACATCGGATTTATTATAACCTTTTACATTTTTATTGGGGTTTACTTGAACGTAATTTTTTAATTGCTTGTCCATAAATACATCTAAGTGTCTTTTTGCTTGGTTTCTAGCGTAAGCGTTATTACCCTCCATAGGGTTAAAATCTTTAAAAAAATCTTTTTTTAGTTCTTCAAGTGCTTGAATAGGCTCTTGATTTTTAGAATATATAGGTTGTTCTGGGCGGCTATTTTGGCGCGGAAATCTTTTAGCTTGCTGCCTAGCACTTAAAGGTAATTGTTGTGAAGGTACAACCCCCGCTTTATTTTGCTGTAGTTTATTCTTGACGCGCTGCGCTCTAAATTTTGCAGCCATTCCGGTAGCGTCTAAATCCACTCCGCCACCATCGCGGAGCAACATTTCTTCAACGTAGTCAATAGCTTTATTTACTGTACCCCCCTCTAATCTAACCCCGTTATCATATAAATCTGTATATATGTCGTTTTTGGCCTGATTCAATTGCTTTAGCTGGTCTGGAGTTTCTAAATAATTTTCTACTACATCTTGACGACCCCCAGTTTTAGCCGACCCTTTACCTATTTTAGCAACGGGTATTAATTCCATAACTACCGCAGGTATAGCTGTCACCCCTTCCGCTACAGTTTTAGAACCCGTTACATTATATACGGCATTTTTTATAGAAGTTATACTGTCATTTATAAAACTTAACGCACCGTCTACACCTGTACTTTCTAAAGCTTGTTGTATGTCGCCACCTATAGATTCTTTTATATCTTGCCCTGTTTGTGATGTAGGGGAATAACGTAAAAAATTTGTTAGTTCTTCGGGTAGTTTAGACCGCAACTCGTCGGATACCCCACGAGTATCATTACCTGACATATAGGATAGCGCATCCACCCCCGCCCTACCGAAAGGGTTTAATTGCGATACTTCTAGTACATTCTGCCCTAAATCCGCCGCTAAATTACTGCCGAAGCTACCTATAGCGTCCGCAGCACCTAAAAATTTATCCAACGGCTCGGCCTTGCCAAATCGTTCTAACGCAGTTGGTTCGGGTACGGGTGTTGGTTCAGGTTCGGAAAGCTTTTTACCTTTTATCCTGCCAGCTTCATATTCCCGTTTTACAAACTTTAAAATTTGCTCGCGTGTAGCGTTTTCAGGAAAGTTTACGGTGGTTGTACTACCATCGGGTAAATTTATTGTTTGTTCCACGGTTACACCTATAATTTAACTATTTTATGGAAAAGCCAATGAATTCGTCTTCCTCTTCCTTTTTCTTTTTCTCACCTTCTCTGGCATTTTCACGGTCTAACCACCTATTTTGAAAAGCATACATAGACTCACCTTCTTTAATTTTAATCCCGTCTACAGTAGCGTCTTTACGAGCAGAAAACATACCGTATGTTTTTTCTATAAATTCGCCATGTATTCTATCTAAATCGGCGGTTAGTTTAGACGCTCTAGCCGCTTGGTTAAAGAATTTTACCAACATAGCAGGATTTGCACCTTGAGCGGGATAGCCTGCTTTAAGTTCTTTAAATTCAAAGTTTGACATGGCTCCCGGAGGTCTATCTGCTACAACTCTGTTATTTACATACCCCGTATATGAGCGTCGAGCAAAGTTCTCAACGTCTTGAGTACCTAATACATCTTCAAACGTATCTTGTATTCTTGACGCTAGACCCTGCTCCGTAAAATCGCCTTTAGCGGCTATTTTAGTAAACTTTTTTTCTAGGTCAATTGCTTTACTGTATAACCTATTATTTTCATCCATACTTTCAGACTTATCATACATAAGCTGCGTGTGGTCTTGGGTATATTTAAGATTGTCTTTAGTTTTTCCGGCGTTTTTAAGAATATTTTCTTTTTCAATACTTTCCAGTGTTTGACCAGTAAGTACGTCGTGAGTAGTCCCGTAAGTTTTATTGTAAAACTTACTATACTGGTTACCATCAGCGTCAAAATAATCGCCTATTTCTACATCATCACCTTGGGGTATTACACCCATCGCTATAGAAGTATTAAAACCAATATTAAGCACTTTTTCAAATTCTTCATCAGTGGCATTTAAGGCGGCTTCTATTATTGGCGCAGTAAAACTAGAGTCCGAGTTATTTTTACTTAAAATTTGACCTCTATCTAGCCAAAATTGCCTACTCTGTTTTACCTTACCCGCCGTAAGATTTGCTTTAGACTCGATTATCCCACTAGCCAAACTTGCTTTTTCTTGCTCACCTAATTTTTCATCTATATCTAAAATTTGTTTGGTTTGTACGGGGTTTAAATCAGCCATACTACGAATCATATTGGGGTTTTTAGTTTTTTTATACTCGCTATACAAATTACTATATTTTAGTTCCCTTTCCCTAGCCAGCCGCGACGATTCTTTTTCTTCTTCGTAGGCTTCTTTTCTAGCTTTCTGCGCCATTAAAGCGCCAAAATCTACGTTTAAACCTGATACGTTGTAATTATAAGCCATTGAAAACCTCACCGTAATTTACTCGGTCGTAACCGTCTGCCCCGCGAACTACCGCAGTAGGTACTAATTTTTTAACTTCATCGGACATAAATCCGAACCCTTTACCTGCCAGCCCACTTATATCTTTCCATTTCCATTCATAAAATGGTAAGCCACGGAAATCACCTTGCTTTTGTATGTCTGTTTTTAAACGTCTATCTGACATCATCATAGCGGCTGATATGCCCGTCCCTATTGTATTGTTAATAGCATTGGCTTGCCCAGTAATTCCTGCTGCTCTAGCTGCCCCCATATCGCTGTTCATATTAGAAAGTTGAGTACCCTGACCGACACCTAAATTAGCCATTAATTGCGCTAATTGCATGTTCTGTCCTGCTTCCCCACCACCTAAGCCACTTAGCATATTAGCTAAGTTATTGCTAAATGAGCCAATTTGACTACTATAATTTTGACCTAACTGGTTTTGATAGTTAGCCATTTGATTAGCCGTATTTTGGTATTGACCGGCTATGTCACGACCTGCTTGCATTCTATCACTTGCTACTTGCTGCCCTATGCTACCTGTCATGTTAGCGCCCTGCTGCCCTGCGCCAGCCATAATATTAGCTGCCTGCCCACCTAGCTGACCAGCTAAATTTGCTTGCTGACCGAGTAGACCGCTCTGCGCGTTAGCCGCATTAGCACTTAAACCGCCTAACGCTTGCCCAGCTTGCATAGCTTGCCCAGAACCTTGCCCCATAAGGTTAGCTTGCTGCCCAGCTATATTAGACCCTAAATTAGCTTGAGATTGACCGGCCTGCGCCGCCATCCCTGCACCTTGCCCGTATAAACCGCTTTGCGCTCTAGCTATATCTGCTGCTGCTCCTGCTTGAGCTTGCCCCATCTGGCCTAACAAATTAGCTTGAGCTTGACTTGCTTGCCCTGTAGCGCCTGCTAGTTGACCGTATAAACCGCTTTGCGACCTTGCAATATCACCGGCTGTTCCTGCTTGCGCCTGCCCTAACTGCCCAGAAAGGTTAGCGCCTGCCTGCCCTAATTGTGCCTGCATCCCTGCCCCAGCTTGCTGAATGCCAGCTTGAGTTTGGCCTAACTGACCTAATAAACCTGACCCCTGCCCAAATACGTTAGCTTGCTGACCGGCTACATTTTGCATGAGGTTAGATATGTTCTGCCCACCCTGCTGCGTTATGTTAGCACCGGCTTGCGAGAGTGACGCCTGCCTTCCTGCGGAATCGGCGGTTATACCTGCGCCCGCTTGCCCTAATTGCCCTAATAGCTGCCCCGCCTGCCCACCTAATTGCGCTTGTTGCGCTGCTGACGCTTGCGCTAGAGAAGCACCCTGCCCGCCTAATTGAGCAGTTATATCAGCCCCACGTCCTATTAAGTTCCCTGCGTTTGTACCTGCTTGCGCCGCTAAATTAGCACCTGCTTGCCCTAATTGTGCTGCGGTACTAGCGCCCTGCCCTGATAATTGCGCCTGCTGACCTGCCCCACTTTGCAATAAATTAGCAGCCGTGCCCCCTGACGATTGCGATAAATTAGCACCGGATTGCGATAAATTAGCACTTTGGCTAGCGGCTTGCTGCGCCAATGATGCGCCCTGCCCTGATAAATTAGCTTGCTGCCCCGCCATTTGCCCTATAAGCCCAGATGCCGCTTGCCCTTGCTGTCCTGATAAGCCGGCTAATTGTGAAGCGGCTTGCTGCCCGCGTCCTGCAACACTTCCTAGACGGCCAAACGACGCCCCTAATTGTTGAGATGCAAGCCCTTGCCCAAATCTGGCTAAATCCCGCTGTACTTCACCACCCCCTAAGCCACCTGTAGCGGCTGCGTTAGCTAATAATTCTCTCCTACCCTGTTCACGAATAAAATCAAATTCTGGAGAATTAAGTGTGGCGTCCATAGCTTGTTTCTGAGCGTCACCACCTAAAGCACCTGATAAAGCTGCCTGTTGCTGGTTAGCTTGCGAACCGCCTTGCGTATAGGGGTCAACATCTTGACGTGCTTGGTCAAACCCTTGGTTTAACTGGTTTAGCGCTTGTTCTTGCCCACTAGTTATAGCTTGCGCACCCTGCTGCAATGATTGTTGGCCTTGTTGTTGGCCTTGAGTTATAGCTTGCTGTCCTTGCCCTAGCTGATTCTGAGCTAGCTGCGAACCGCTTTGTATAGCGTTTAAACCTGTTTGCGTTGCTTGATTTATAACCGCCTGCCCCTGCCCTAACTGTGCTGCGGCTTGCTGCTGCGCTTGAGATAATTGCCCTTGCCCTTCCAATGCTCCCGCTGTTATAGTGGATGCGCCTTGTTGTAATTGCTGGCCTGCTTGCCCTTGCGCGTTTGCAAGTTGCGACTGCACAGCTTGTTGAGAGCCTGATAATAATCGCTGCGCATTTTCAAATTGTGCTGTACCAGCTTGCCCTGCTGCTTGTAACTGTTTATTGGCTTGAGCAGCACCGCTGGATAGTTGGTTTTGTCCTTGCGCTACCATACTTTGCGCTTGCTGCTGCGACTGGCCTAACGCATTTACACCCTGACCGCCCGCCTGTTGTAAAGCCGTATTAGCGTTACCTAACTGCCCTAAACCTTGATTTGTTGCGTCTTGTGCCATTTGACCGCCAGCGTTTAAACGCTGCGATAGTTGTTGATTAGCTAACGATAATTGTCCAAAACCTTGACCAGAAGCATTAGTTAAGTAATTTTGAGCCTGTCCGCCAGCCTGTCCTAAAGCTCCTACGCCTTGCCCTATATCGTTCCTAGCTTGGTTTAAACCTTGCCCTATAGTTCCCATTCCTTGTTGCCCTGCGTCATTTAAAGCCCCTTGAGCAAATTGCCCTGCTTGACTTAGAGCGCCAACTCCTTGTCCTAATGCCCCCATGCCTTGGTCTACGCCAGATTGTATCTGCCCCGATCCCGTCTGCCCTGCTTGCCCTAAAGTGGTGTACCCTCGGCCTAACATTTGTTGAGATTGCCCAAACGCGCCAGTAATATCGTTACGTCCTTGGTTTAAACCGTTTTGAATAGTTTGCTGCCCTTGACCTAAGTAATTATTTATTTGGTTGTTAGCACCACCAAGCTGTCCTAATGCGTCGCCCGTAGTTTGTTGTAGTATGTTTAAACCCCCACCTAAAGCGCCCTGTAACGCGGCTTCACTACCGCCTAGCCCATATTGCTGAGTAGGCTGCGGTTGAGTTTGAGCTATTGGGCTTCTAGAAATTGGTAAATCAGCATAATTTGGAGATTGCTGGAACTGCGCAGGGGGGGCGCTACCCACGCGCGGCAAATCAGCATAATTTGGAGATTGCTGGAATTGATTAGAAGGATCATAAACAGTGCCAACTGGCGGTAATTGCGTTGGGTTTGGGTTTAATGGATATTGTGAAGTTTCTTGTTGAATTAACGCATCTTGACCACCACTTCCAATTTGTGGCCTGTTTAAATACTCGTGCCATCTTGCGTCATTTTGCATCCCACCCTTTGGAAATTGCTGCCCAATTTGTGGTCTGTTTAAATTTGCGTCATTTTGCATTCCGCTATTAGGATTATAATCAGGACTCATGTACGGTGAGCGTTTACTTGTAACTGGCGGTTGAGAGCTAATTTGAGCAGTTCGTATATCTGAAGCCATACGTGACGGCATTTGGTTAGGCTGGCGCATCATATTTGTTGGTGAAGGCATAGTTTGCCCCTCCATGGGTAGCGTTTGAAGCCCACCCGTAGCGGGACGGTTTCTTCGGGGTAATGCAGGCATAGTTTTATCCTAATAAGTCGTTTAATTATCGTGCGGTAAACGTTGTTGGGTTATACGGTAATGTGCTTGGTTGCAATGAACCGTAATTTCCACGATACCCATCAAGAGAACTTCCACCACCCATTCCACCACCCATTCCACCACCACCGCCACCGCCACCTCCGCCCATTCCGCCCCCACTCATTCCGCCACCCATTGCATTACCCCCGCTGGATATTATTTCTTGGTAATTTGCAGGTTGAGAAGGATTTAAAATATTATTTAAATATGGTGATGATATACCATTTCCAGTATTAAAAATGTCATAATTTGGCGGTGGTTGAGTTGCAGTTGGTTGCGTTGCAGTTGATTCCTGCTGAGTAGAATTTGCGTTTGGGTCGTACACGCTAGGCATACCACCTAAAAACGATTGTGCGTCAAAGTTTATCCCTTGTGGCTGTAAACTACTGTAGTCTACAGCGTTACCGAGAATAGCATTTTGCATTTGTGGCGCTGCCCCAGATAAAGTTTGCTGGGCTTGCATACTGCCTTGATTCATAGTATCTAAAGCGGGGGTAAACCCCTGCCCCATAACATCAAAAGCTTGTTGCGTCCGCTGTAATCGAGAATCAGTAGCTTGTCCAGAGTATTTATTAATGTCGGTTTTTGCGTCCGCAATACCTTTTTTATACTCTACCATACCTTTTTCGGTTGCTGCTATTTGCGCTTTAGAAGCGTCTTTTGCGCTACCCCCAAAAACTGCGTCTGTTATTGCACTCATTAGAATATACCTCGTTGAAACAACACCATGTCGCAGTGCGCCTCATCTTTAAAAAACCCGTTTTTATAACGGCCTATTTCTTTAAACCCTATTTTACGTGCAAATAAGGAAGCGTAGCGTTTAGACGCCGGTATGTTAGTTATGATGCTATTATACATTTTAGGCGCGTGAGTGCTAGCATACTTTAAAGACGCTTTTCCAGCTTTTTCACTATATTTTCTAAATGGCTTTTGTATAAACGGGTGAATTTCTAACATAGTTCTGTTGTAGGGTTTAAATTGTACAACACCTACTAACTCAACCCCTGCGTGTATAGAAACCCACAAATCTTTTAACACGTCAACATAACCGTCTAAAGCGTTTATGCCTGTACCATCTTCAACGATATCATCAAATAATGGTATTATGCACTTTGTTATAGTTTCTTTATCAAAAATACGTTCTACGCTAATATCCATCCTTTTGTCCTATCACCGTTTACGGCTTGCGCCGTTTTTATGTATATTATAGCGCCTGTGCCGGCGGATAAATCATAATATGTAGCGCCAGCTTCAGCTTCTATTATAGCTTCTGGAGTTCCATCTCCGGTAATTGGGATTCTAGCTTCTATTTCTTCTTGTGCTACACGCCCTTCAGTATTTAAAAGCCCGTAATCATCAAAAAAAATACGTGTCTTTGGTAAACCGCTAACCTTGCCCACTACCAAGCCCCCGTTTATACGTAAGTTCCATGCCAAAAAAACGTCTTTTTACAAAGTCGCTAACTGTAACTTTAAATATGCAATACCTGCTTACACGCCCGTTTTTATACCATATCTGGCGTATTTTTCTATCGCCTACAGCACCTAGATAGCGCGTTCTAGGGTTTTCAAATACCGCCCCGTCCCTACTAACTTCTAATCTAATTTCAGGGTTAGGCGCATCAGAATTTCCAACTCCAGAATCGCATAAAACTTCTATGCTAGGTAGGCTAAAGCTATTCCCCATATCATACAGTGGCGACGTAGTAAAAAAGCTAATTAACGGCTCGTCATATTCTTTGTAAACGCCTGCTTTTATTAAACCTATCCGCCCATCTTCAGAATCACCTACAAGCAATTCATTATACGCACTTACGACTGTACGAATACGGCATGGTTTTGTTATTCTAAATCCTCTAGTATCCCTAGTTTCACTTTCCCTTTCATGCCATTTAGTTGTAGCCGTATCAAATATAAAAGTCCAATTACTAGCTGTAAAAGCTATAAATTCATGCCCCCGTAAAGAATATGACCAACTATATATATTAGAAACTTCTTCTTCCGATAACTCATGTATTTTAGTATCTATAGCTGTGGAGCTTATTTTTTGGGGTTCTGAACCATTAAACAACCATATTACAGGCTGTTCATTAGCCCCATTGCCAACCCATAAAACTTTATTACCTATTGACTGTACAGAATTTGGAGCTATACAACCCTGAGATAAAACAAACCCGTTTATACGCTGGAAAGGAACGCCCGCTCCACCTATATTACGGTAGGTTTCTGTAGTTTCGGCACCTAATAAATATAGTTGATTTTTAAATACAAATGGCGCTACTATTTCGTCAGGGTCAGCTTCGGCGCTTATAAAATCAAGCGCGTTCCAATCAGTGCCGTCGTTAGGAGCGGAAATAATAGCTTTTTTCTGGTTTGTAGTAACTACAAAATATGAATCTATAAATACGACACGTTTAGGAATACCGTTAGCTTGAAACCCTGCGTCAGTAATACTTTGTAATTGAGGATTTGCGGTAGGTTGGTATATATGTCCATTACCTTCGCTGTCTATAATTATTAATTGACGCCCGTTATCGGACATAGAAACCGCGCCCGTACCTTCTATTTCCCCTAAAGTTACTATTTTATAGCTAACTGCGCCACCAAAACCTACTGAGCGGTCTAAACGATATAGAAAATCTCCATTAACAAAAAAAGGAACCGCATTAAATACCCACGACCCTCGATTTGAATCTGCTGCATTACGACTAGTCGTTAACACTTCTTCAATACCTTGCACTTCAAATAAACTAGTGCTTGATAACGCAGGAGCTTGCGGGTAGTTAGGGTAAAGATTGACACATCGTTGATTAGCAAACGGCAATGAATCTGATTCGTAGTATCCGTTCCCCACGTCAATCGTAACGTTAGCCATTTATTTGATCCTATAAACTATATTTTCAATCGTAGCATTATTAGAATTATCATTATTTTCAACCCAAATTTCAACGTAATCATTTGTATTTAATGGTAAATCCCAAATCAAAGACACGTTTGCAGTTGTTGTTGCGGTGACTTCTTGCATAACTCCTGACCCTGAAATAACCACACCGTTTTTAGCAGTATAAAATGTAAAATCATGTGTGCCTGAAGCACTTTTAAATGTTATTGATGCTGCTATATCTGAATTGTGTTGTCTGACACCATTGTACGTAATCCTACCGTTTACATTTGTAGTGAACAAAGATGCTTCAACAGCCGTAAAAGACCCGTTAACGACGACCGGAGTGTTTACAGTTGATATTGCTGTAGTTGCCGAAGAACTTAGATAAGTCAGCGCAACTGGTCTTGTGTCAGATATTTTATTGTTGTTTTGAAAGTCCCAACCTGCATCATTTACAGTTACAGTGTCTAAACCAATCATGCCGCCAATAATTGTATTGTGAGAAATAAACCCAATTACACCCGCTACTAAATTAGCGCCAGATGCCGCACCCTTTAAAAACTTTTGGCCTGCCACGCTGCTTGCAATGTTAACGTTTGCAATGTTTAAAGATGTAAAAGTTGCAGTCCCTAAGTCAGCAAAAATTGATGTTGCATTTGTTGTGGATTGCACAGTAAATGAATCTATATTTAAACGTCTATTGGTTACTGCACCAACTGTAAACCCTTGGCCTGTGTGTGACTGGATAAAAACATTATAAATGCCAGTTGCAGGAGAGTTTAAGCTACCTAAATTTTTGACTTGATACAACAAAATCCATCTTAGCAATAAATTACCCGTTGCTACTGCGGCAGTATTTAAAAAAGTACCGTTTGCGCAATTAATTCCAATTTCTTTAACGCCCGCAAGACCGTTGGAAAACGTGAACATGTCACCCGTTCCAGTGTACGTTAATGTAGTATTAAAACTATCGGCTGCACTTACAACAGTGTTAGTGCCAAGCACAAACCTGTTGCTTGTTGAAATGTTGGCGGTTAAAAAATAATTGATATTGTCTTGCAGCGTTATAACGCCAGTTACGGGGGTTGGGAAATCTGACAGCGTGCTGATTATTCTTGTATTGTTAGCTAAAGAAACTTCTGAGTTATCAATTATAATTTTATCGGATTCTTGAGTTATGGATATTCCTCGTCCTGCAAAAAGACGTCTAAACTCAATAACTGCGGCTGTACGGTTTTTAATAATCTCCGCGCCATCATTTGTATTACCGGCATTATTAAACTGGCCTGATAGAGTTATAGAACCGCTGGGGTTTACGCTGGTACTGATACCTTGCTCCCCTACTACACCCCTAATACTGTAATTTGGTGATACACCTGTAAGTACCGGAGTTGCTCCGCCAGCGTTTAAACCTGTTATAGCGCCAGTAAGCCCTAAAGAAGTAGATAAATCACCAATAGTCACCCTATAAAGCGTGTCATTTGTAACAACGGGGAAAGTATCCGAGTTATTTACGGTGCTTTTTCCTAAAGCTACCGCTAGTTGTTCAGGTATAGTTTTACAGCCCATTTTTAGCACTCATTAGTATCTTCGCAACAGTCTGGATAAAACGGGTTTCTTAAATAGCTACCGCTTGACCCTTCGTTTCCGCTGCCTATTGGTAAAGTACCGCCAAAATTGGAGTTTCCAATTTTAACGCCTATTATTTCCATTGTTTTTAAGGATTCATTAGCTGACCTAACTAAAGATTGGCTAACAGGGATGTCATAACCGCTTGCAAGTCGCATAGCTAAATTAAACACCATACCCTCATTAACACCTTCTGGAACTGTTACAACGTCATTAGGTGAATTAACTTTAGTATAGCCTAATTTTACACCCACAGCGTCATATGCCGCCATCATCCTGTTTAAATACCGTATGCCAGTGTTTAAATCAACTGCTGGTAGAGTCTGTTCTTGCGCTTGTACCGTAAGTTCAGTTAAAGCGTCACGAATAATTGCTCCCGCTGTTTCTGGCATGGTTTTACTCCAACGTACCTACTGAAAAATTAGGTAGTTTAACTTTTTTAGTGGGTTTTATTTTCTTTTTAACGTCGGCGGCTAGTTTCTTTTTAGCTTTTTCTATGGCGTCTTTTTCTTTTTTCTTTTTAACTTTACTTGCATCACGTTTAGATTTGACTTTTAAAGCATCTTCAAAATCTACATTTAACCCTGATACA